CACCTGAACAAGCAGTTCCGCAGGGAACAACCGATGCTTTAGCTATGCAAGCAATGGCACAAGGAATGTAGGAGGGTTGAACATGGCAAAAGCAAAAACGGCGGCATGGCAACGTAAAGAAGGGCAAGACCCAAAAGGTGGACTTAATGCAAAGGGACGTGCTAGTTATAACAAGGAAACAGGCGGTAACTTGAAACCACCTGCTCCCAATCCGAAAACCAAAGAAGATGCAGCTCGAAGAAAAAGTTATTGCGCTCGTTCGGCAGGTCAAGCTAAAATGTTTCCAGAAGCGGCAAAAGACCCTAACAGCCGACTAAGCAAAGCGCGGAAAGCGTGGAACTGCTGATGCCACTTAAAAAAGGAAGTTCAAACAAAACCATTTCGCAGAACATCCGCACAGAAATGAAACACGGAAAACCACAAAAGCAAGCTATCGCTATCGCATTATCGGTAGCTGGAAAATCAAAAGGAGGTAAGAAGAAATGAAAAAAGGTACAGGTATGGGCATGGGCAAAGGTTACGAGAAGATGGAAAAAATGATGGGCAAGAAAGATGTTGAGAAAAAGGGCATGAAAGAAGGCTCGAAAGGCGACATGAAAAAAGACATTACAATTATGATGGGCGTTAAGATGGGTAAAGCACCTGCAAAAGGCGGTAAAAAGAAATGAAGAAAAAAGGCGGCAAAGGTGGACGTAAGTGCTAATGTCTGCTAAGATGTAAGTACCTTTTGTTTTTGGTAGTTTCCTGTTCTCTTTTATAGACACTATGCCTACGGCATGGTGTCTTTTTATGTTGACAGAAAATTGTGTATGCGGTATCTTATTATGGACGGGTGACTCCGCAAAAAGTCGTGTACGGAAAACTTCGCTACCCAAGCGCAAAAAGGGAAAGGTGGAAATTACATGAGCATCGAAAAATGGTTAGAACAGTACGGTTCAGATGATACTTTAGATTCCGAAGGCAATCTTGTAGACGAACAAGAAGCGGAGGAAATCGAAGAAGAAGTTGAGCCAGAAGTTGAAGTCGAAGCCGATGAAGATGATGCTGACTATGTTGATGAAGATGAAGTTGTTGAAGAACAGCCGAAACCGAAACAGAGTCGTGAAGAAAATGCTCGCTTTGCTGAAATGCGCAGACAGCAACAGATTGAGCAACAACTTCAAGAGAAACTAAAACAATCGAAGGAATACCAAACAACTCAGCTTTTATCTGAAATGTACGGTGTTCCGCAAGAAGAATTGTACGATAAATTGTATGAAGCAAAGCTAGAAAAAGAAGCGCAAGCGAAGAATGTTCCAGTCGAGTATCTTCGTGAGCGTGAAGAACTTCGAAAGCAACAGCAAACACTTCAAGATCAATTGCACACACTGATGTTTACGCAATGGCAAGCGCGTGTGGAGCAAGAAAAATCTAGTTTGAAAGCGCAGTTCGGAATGCTTTCAGATGATGATCTTAATTCAGCCGCTTACTATATGTTAAACGAATTAAAGCGCACCGACCTTCCTTTAGAGAATGCTGTGTTTGCGCTTCATGGTGCAAAGATTCTTGGAGGTTTGAAAAATACAGCAAAGAACGAGGCTCTTGCTGAAGTGTCTGGACGGAAGAAAGCTCCACTCCCCACGAAAAGCGGAAGTAGACCTGGTGAATCTGTATTGTTGTCTGACGAAGAACGATACATTGCGAAGAAATTTGGACTGACAGATAAAGAATACTCTAAATGGAAAGAAGGGAATTAAAATGGCATTTTCTTATGCTTATAGCTTAGGTAACTCCGACGCTCCTGTAACGCAAGATTTCGCAATTACTTCGGGAACTCCTGCACTAGGCGATTGCGTAGTTATTGCATCTGGCGGTACTGGCGCAAAAGTAAACAACACAACTGTTGTTGCTTCAAAAGTTGGTGTATGTGTTGGTCAAAACTTCTTGGGTCTTGCAACAAGTGGTGTGAATGCGGCAACAACTACTTCAACTTACAACCCATCTGCACTTGCTTACATCATCGTTGATCCAAGTGCGGTTTACCGTATTCCGTGGGCGGCTAGTGCAACTGCGGCAGTTATCGGAAACACATACTTGTTGAGTTCCGCAACTGACCAAACTTTGTCTTTGACTGCTGGTGGTTCAACTTATGTTCCATTCGTTTTAGTTGATTCCGATACAGAAGCATATCCAGGCGCGGCTTTTGGCTACGCATACGTAACGATTCCAAGTGCAAACCGCGTGGTTCCTGCATAATAAAAGGGAGGGAATAAACAATGGCTATTCAACAAGGTAACTATGGTCGTTTGCTCGAACCAGGTTTACGTAAGATTTTCTTCGAAACATACCAAGAGAAACCAGAACAATTTTCACAAGTGTTCAAGGTGCAAGCATCTGATAAAGCAATTGAAACTGATTTCCGTATGGGCGGTTTCGGATTGTTTGAACCAAAAGATACAATGGGTTCTGTAAAATACCAAGACCCAGCAGGTACAAAAGCATTGCAATACATCCATGAAGAATTTGCTTCTGGTTATATTGTTGAGCGTAAAATGATTGATGATGAGCAATACAACACAATCAACAAAATGTCCGCATCCCTTGCTCGTGCGGCTCGCGCGACTGTTGAAACAAAAGCGGCTGAAGTTTTGAACAACGCTTTTACAGTAAACGGTTTTGACGGTGTTCCTTTGATTTCAACTTCCCACGTTCGTTTAGATGGCGGTTCGCTTTCCAACCGTTTGGCAACTGCTTACGGTGCGGCGGCGGCTGACGGTGCTTTATCTGACCGTAACTTGAAAGCGGCTTTAATCCAAGCTCGCGCACAAGTGGATGATCGCGGTATCTTGATTCAATGCCAACCTTCCGTATTGGTTGTTCCTCCTGCATTGGAGTACACAGCTCGTACATTAGTTGGTGGAACAAACTTGTCCGTACTTGGTACAGGTCAATTGTCTGGCGGTACAACTGATGCAACAACTGCTAAAAACACATTGCCTGGTTTGAAAATCATTGTTATGGACTACCTTACTTCCGCAACGAACTGGTTCATCATGGATCCAACAATTGCACAATTGAACTTCTTCTGGCGTAAAAAGTTAGAGTTCAAAAACATGGAAGATTTCGACACAATGCAAGCGAAGTACCGTGCATACATGCGCTTTAGCGCAGGATACTCAGACTTCCGTGGAATTGTTGGAAGTTTAGGAACTGGTACTGCTTAATTAGAATAATTTTAATATGTAGACCCCTCCCTCTATATTGGTGAGGGGTCTATTTGATAAGAGGGATACTATGCAAAAACCAGAAATCCTTACTCGTGAAGATTCATTATTTCATTACTACTTCACACAGTTAATTGAAGAACAGAAAAAGACCAACAAACTCTTATCAGAGTTGTTAGGTAAGGAGGTTACAGAAGATGTCACACTCGGTATTTCTAAAACCAGACGAGAACGGAAATTGGGGTAAAGTCGGCTCTGATGCAACAGGTAATATGTCCGAAGAATTGGTTTTTCAAAACGGTGCAACCGCTTTAGGTAACGGAACGGTTCAAGATGTAGGTGGATATAGTGTTTTAATGATTCGCGTTACAATTAGTGCAACAGCAACAGTAAGTTTTGAGACTTCCGTTGATGGAACAAACTATAATGCAATTACAGGTATGGTAGGAAGCACAGCAACAGGATCAAACACATCTGTAACTAACGACTATCGCTTTAACATTGGTGGCGTAAAGTGGTTTCGTGCACGAATTTCGTCATACACGAGCGGAACTGTTGACGTTGTTGGTTATGCTTCGTCGAGTGGATTAATTGTTACAAGCGGTTCAATTCAGTCTTATGGTAGTGGGGACACAAACAGCACAACACTAAATTTACAAGGCGTCGGCGCATACAACCTTTTATTTGACGGTACGAACTGGACAAGACAACGTGCGGCTAATAACGCGCCGGATGGAAATAACGGAGGTTTTGTATCAGCTAATGGATTGTTTGCATTCAACGGAACATCTTGGGATCGTGTTCGTGCTGGCAAAGTGTATAAATACATCGAGTATTTATCACTCGCGAATGCAACAGCAACAACCGTCTGGACACCAGCAAGTACAAAGAAGTTTCGATTGATGGGTGTTTCAATATCTTGTGGTTCTACAGGAAATAAATTTCATTTAAGAGCTGGAACAGCAGGAAGTGGAACTGCGTTTTACACGTTCAGATCAACAGGTTCGGCTGGGGACACACAGTCTTTTTATTTTGGTAACGGATACTTGGCAACAAATGTAAATGATGTTTTAGAAATCTACAATGCAACTGGCGTAACTGCTGATGTTTGGGTAACAGCTTGGGGAACGGAGGAATAGAACATGGCGACAGCAACTTTTGTAAAAACAAGTTTTGTAGACACAACTGACCAGACGCATTCAGTTGCAATCATTGATGTAGACGGAACAGAAGTCGAAGTTCGTTTTTGGATTTCTTTAATCGATAAATTTGGTAAAGATGGTACAAAACAATGCCTTTGTGCAGAAGGTTTGTGGCAAACTGGGAACTATACTGATTCTCATGCTTTACTAGAATCAGATGCAACAGGTAAAATCACATTAGATGTTGATGGAAAAGTAGAGTCGGACACACGCTCTTGGCAAAAGAAATGGATCGATGAGCATTCACTTCCAATTCCTGCTGATGTGTGGGAAGACCCATTAGCATAATAGAACATAAGGCTATGTGGGAAACTGCATAGCCTTTTTTCAAGAAAGGGGTGCAAGTATGACGTTACAAGAAATGATTGACGCAATTAATCGGCGTATTGATGATACCATCTTACCTACTGACGCGGTTGAATTTTTGAACGCTGGTCAGAATGTTTTAGCGATGGAGGTTGGTGCAGTTTTTGCACAGCTAACAACAAGCAACTTAAATGGAACATTCGACTTTGACGCAAAGTACCATGAGATTCCTGTTATTTATGCGTGTATGCGTTTTAAGGAATTGGACTCTGTACTTACCGAAGCGAATAACTATCGCGCACAATTCTACGATATGAAAAAGTTCTTTATTCAAAACTATCAAATGCCATCTTACAATCGTGATGATCGCTTGTCCCAACAATTCACCGCTTTAGGCGGTCAAACTGCTTTTGTGATTACGAAAGATAACTATGATCCATCGCAAGGTGTTCTTGAAGTGTATAAGAACGGAACGCGCATGGTTAGTTGGTCAAAAGTGATTTCGTCCATTCTTGATGAAGCTGAAATTGTAACAACGACCACAACAACGAATGACCCTCGCGGATTCATTCTAACAAATGCGTGTGTTTTAGGTGATCGCATTACAGCAGTTTGGCAAGAACATGAGGATATTGTTGAACCTCCTTATCAATGGTGGGCAGGACAGGGGTGGTAAACTGTGCGTGATAATATCAATGTAAACAGTTCCCTCAAACTATTTGAATCCTACCGCGATTTTAGCGGTGGACTCAATACACAGCAATCCAACGAAATGATGAAAGATAATCAATCCACCATTGCGGAGAATGTGGACTTGTCCATTACTTCATCGATTAAAAAACGTACAGGACGAACACAACTAACTGGAACACACGCAGGGTGGGCAGTTACTTCTCCGATTCAAGGATTGTTTAAGTTTGTGAATAATGCAGAAACGTTATTGATTGCGGCGGTTGAAGGGAAGTTGTTCTACGCTAGACCTTCTGGAACAAGCTACGGTAACTGGACGCAAATCAGTATCACGGATGCAGGTTCAGCGTTTACGTTTCAAACAACGGATTCAGTTGAAGCGGTGCAATACGGTGAATGGCTTTATGTTGCTACTGGAACAAAGTTGGTTCGTGCGAAAGTGTACTTGTCTGCTGGATCGCCAGTTGCAACTGCGGAAACGGTGGTCGATCAATACAAGCCAACATCACAAGAAGCGTTGTATATCGGAACAAATGCACTCAACACGACACCGTCAAATTATTTAACCGACAATACAACAGGTGCTTTAGGTACACTCGAAGCTCTTGGGATTTCCATTACAAATCCGTACTTCACAATCAATGTTTCGAATACACTAACATCGTATGTAAAAACATCAACTACCGATTTACCGAATGTACAGTATTCGTGGGCATACCGCTTATCAACGGACACAACGTGGACAGACTTACCAGGCTACCATCCGCACAACACCGCATACAAGTCGGCGGCGTTTCAATTAAGCGCACCTGGAACATATGACATTAGATGCGAAATGAAACTTAGTGCAGGAACAACGGATGAATGGATTTTGTACGGTGTGGTGATTGACGCAACCGCACAAGCGACTGTTCTTCCATCATCAAATATTCAAAAGTGTCGTAAGATTTTACTGCATTGGGATCGGTTGATTATTTATGATCCAAAGCCAAGTACAACAGATGGATCAACGAATCAGCAAGATCAGATTTTCATTTCACAAGTAGGAGAACCGCGATATTTCCCTACTACGAACGTGATTAGCTTCGCGGCTGACACACAACAACGCGTTCGGAAAGTGGTACGCTATCGTAACATTCTTCTGATCTTTACACCAGACACGATTCAAAGTCTTGCAGGAAAATCACCTGCGGATTATGTCCGTTCTTTAGTTAATAACCAACTTGGAGCAATCTGGGGCAACTCGGTTCAAGTGGTGGAGAATGACGTGTACTTTGTGTCGAAGCAAGGCATCTATGCAGTTAGACCAAACGTCTATACGCAAGACAACTTCAACGTCGCTTCATTAGATACATTTGTTATGGATGAGTTCGCAACGGAGTTTGTTGTTTCAGATAGTGTTGCAGGTTCTGGTTTAGCAACTTCACAAGTAACAAGCGTTGTGTTTGATAATCAATACATCTTGTACGGTACAAACAACAAAATCTATCGTCATTATTATGATCGTAGAGCTTGGGTTGTGGATGAGATGTCGCATTTAACCACATCGAATGTTACACTTCGCTTTGCAACACCTGTGATTGCATCATTTAATGGGGAGCAGACAATCCTTGAACCTGTGATGAAGTACAACTCTGTAACACCTGCGGTGACTTTCGGTGAGTTCGGAGCATGGGATAAATCGTTGTATACAGATTTTACTGTAGCATATACAATGACATTAAGGACGAAATATTTTGACTTATCACAAGCATTTAACTATAAGAAACTCCGTCAGATTTTTATTATCACACGATTAGAAAATGAAGATGTGCATTTAGCAGTAACGATTCAAGCAGATAGTGCGGTGATCCTTGATCCAACAAGTGGAACGGCGGTTATTGATCCATTGACCCATGCGGTTACATGGACAACAACCACAACACCGAACTTTGATTTTTATGCAGGGACATATCCGCTTACGAACTGGGTACTGAACACCAACCCTTTAGGTGAGCAGACATTATCCGTTCTTAGTTCAAATATCCGTGCAAAGTGTAGGCGTGTTCGTGTAACTTTTCAGCATTTTGATGGAACGCCTTGTGAAGTTTATGGATTCGGTTTGGAGTTTAGAAGTAAGAAACCGTAAGATAGGGAGGGAAAATGTATGGGTAATATTGCAGATGGTGTGCTAAACACATTTGCTGATGGTCAGATCGTTTCAGCAAATGACGCAACGTTCGGATTAAATCCAAAAATGAATGTTATACGCACAGCAATTAATGATAATGATGCGAGAATAAATGTTTTAGAAGGAGCTGTTTCTGGATTAGGCGGTACATTTTATGATGTAAAAGACTTTGGAGCAGTAGGTGATGGGATCGCTGACGATACTGCGGCGATTCAAGCGGCAATTAATGCGGCGGTCACGAATAAAGGAACGGTAACATTCACTAACGGACTTTATAAAATCACAGCAACACTATCTGTATCTGGATCTTGCTACTTCCGTGCAACAGGAACATTGGACGGAGTTGAAGTTCGACAAACTGTGCCAACACTTCCATTTTTCTCAGTAACGTCAAGCTATGTAATATTTTCAGATTTACAATTTGTGTATACGGCAGAGTCTATCGCATCTGCCACAAATAAAGTTATTGATATTGTAGGAACATCTGGAGCTAGATTATCAAACATATCTGTGACAAGATGTTCGTTTTTTGGAACATCCACAAATCGCGTAAGAACTGGAATTTCTGCGCAGTATGTGGATACTTTATTTATTACTGATTGTTCGTTTACGAATTGTTACAGATATGCAGTAAATACCGCTAGTTGCACAGCAGTTTTATTGTCTGAAAATACATTTACATCATGCTCTGGAGATACTAATGGTTCAGTATATCAAGATGATACCGAAGCAACTTATACGGTATCTAAAAATGTCACAATTGATAACAATTCATTTATCGGATGCCGTAGATGTGTTTACTTAAATGCAACGGTAAATACGCGAATTTCAAACAATATCGTAAAAAGTCCAGTTGGTGGAACTTTCTTTACTTGTTTAGGAGCTGTTCCGTTTATAGGTGGATATTTGTATGTACAAGATTTAATTATTTCAAAAAATAGCATTGATGGAAATTCTGGATTACTTGGCTTTGGGAACATTAACTCAACCATCGGTCTTTCTGTTGTTTCTAATTATTTTAATTACTTAGCTGGTGGAATTATTATGAGTGAAAGCTATGGATCAATTATTGGAAATATTTTTAATGGGGCTACTTTTGGAATTTCATTAAGTGCAGGTGCCTATACAACAACATCATTAACGATTTCCGATAATTCTTTTATAGATATTTATAGTGCTTCTGGAACACCTGCTTTAATAGGCATCAGTACGTCTAATCCAGGTGTTGTGGCTCGAATTGTGATTTCTGGAAATACGTCAGCAACAACAAGTCAAATTACTGCGGCAGTAAAAAATTATTATGGGATTAACGCAGGAGGCGCAGGAACGCAATCTATTTCTATTTCAAATAATGACTTCTCTGCGGTTACAAATACACAATTAAGACCTAGCACAACTGCAAATTCTTATACATTTTATACTACAGATAATCTCGGCTATAGAACTTATACAGCAATTGGTGGAGCCGCACCGACAACAGGGACGTGGACAGTCGGCACTAAAGTTTTAGTACAAACACCAACTGCTGGCGGTTATATTGGATATGTTTGCACAACAGCAGGAACTCCTGGCACTTGGAAAGGTTATGGAGCAATTCAAGTATAATAGTAAGGCAGGGCAACCTGCCTTTCTTTAATGAAAGGGTGATTATGAATGGCAGTAAAAACGCCAAAAGCTCTAGGCGCATCTTTAGCTGATGTAGCGAAATCAGCGATAGCATCTACTGTAGATAAATTAAAAACAGACGCAGCAACTGCAAACGCAAAGTTAGCGACACCATCACCAACTTTAAGTGACTTCACAGGTGCTATTAACTGCTACAACGCAGGTTACAACACCTGCACCAACTCGTCCATCGTTAGAAAAAGAAGTAGGACAATTACCATACACACCAACTTTAGATGTATTCAAACAAGCGGCAACACCGAAATATACAACAGATGTATTGACCACACCGCAAACAGAATTAGAAAAACAAGTAGGATTAACACCATATGTACCATCACCTGTTGCTCCAATTGCACAGCCAACACAAACGCCGTTAGAGCAAGAAGCAAAATTATTTGAAACTTACACACCACCTGCAACAGTACCACAAGCACCAACGTTTAAAGATTTTGTTGAAGCAAATAAGCAATCTGTTGTTGTACCTACGGATCGTGTTGAAACGCCAACACTTCCAGCTACTTTTGCAGAAACAGTAAAGATTGCTCCTACGCCTACACCTACGCCTGTTGTGGAAGATAAAGCACCTGTGCAGACTGTTGAAACGTCAGCTTTACCGAACGACACAAGAAAACGCGTTATGGGCGAAACGTTCACGTTTGATAACTACAAGAATTTCTTAGATAGTTTCCAAAATGCTTCGGAGTTATCACCAGAAGAACGCGCTTGGCTTGACGGTGCAAGACAACAAATCTTTAGTAACTACGATTTCTTAACGCAGGAAATGGCACGGACACAAAACGTTATCATGGATCGCTTAAATAAAGGTTTGGACATCACTGACCAAGAGAATTATTACAACACGCTAACAAACGAAGAAATGAAATTTGTAAAACCGATGCAAGCATCTATAACTCCTGGAATGCAAGCAGGGCAAGATTTAGCGCAAGGTGCGATGGGCGGTGTTATGCAAGGAATTGACGAAGCGACAGGGGTTGACCAAACAGGAAGTGCTTTAGATCGTTACGCACAAGGCATTCCAAAATTGCAACCTGGAACACCGTTAGAAACAGCACAACAACGAATGGCAGATTATCAAAAAGCATTTATGGACGCACAGCAGAAACAACAGCAACAGCAACAACCAAGTATGTTCCGAACAGCTGCGGAGAAACAAGTTCAAGAAGATATTGCAAGACAAAATGCACAGCTTGATCTTCAGATCAAACAAGCAGAACAACTTCGTGACTTCAATACTTCGGAGCAACTTCGTGCGTTCCAAAACGCTCTGAATGAAATGAATACACAAAACTTCTTAAACCAACAAGCACAGTCACAACAGTTTGCAAATCGTGGTTTATTGCAAAGCGGATTGTTGTCGGATGCCATGACTCGTTTGGGCATTGGAGCGCAACAACAGTTGCGTGGATTAGAAGAAGGGCGACAAGCTAACATTGCAAAAGCATCGTTAGATTATCAGCAGACCCTTGATCGCATCAACCAAACAAAAGCCGACCTTGAATCAGGGCGCGCTAAAAATGTTGACCAACTAACGAAACAATTGATTCAAGATCAACAATCCGCAGACAAGTATCAAGCAGATATTTTGAAAGCGCAGTATGAACAAAGACAAGGCGATGCAAAACAAGCATTTGATTATGTAAAATTGATTGGTGACCAAACAGGTTATGATGTTTCTGGATTACTTGGTTACGTTGCGAACGGCGATGTTCAAGGAATTATTCAAGCGTTAAAGGATACAAAAAACCCTGCACTTTCTTTAGCCGGTAGACAAATTCAACAAGAACTTGCACAAAAAGAAGCAACATCCACTGCACAAATTCTTGCAGATCAAGCAAGAGCGGCGCAAACTTGGTCTGAGATTAATGGTTATATCTCCGATCCAACAGGTAAAGCCATTTTGAAAAACGGTAAAGTTCAACCAACTTACCAAGCGCAAGAAGATGCACGACAAGCGGCTGCTAAAAAAGCGGCGGCAGCAACAAGTTCGTCAACAACATCTACAACAAGTACATCAAAAGCACAACAAAAGACAATGACACTTCCACAACAATTGAAGTTTATTAATGATACTGTTGATCCGTTGTTGTCGCAGATCATGACACCAGATCAACTTAATAACTTCCAAAAAACAGGTAGAGTTAAGATTGAGAAAGAGCAAGAAGCAAACTTCAATGCGATTATGAAATCGCTTTATGATCGTGGCGACTTTGATGAAACCATTCTTCGAAACGCATATCGTGGATATGGTTTACCTGTTCCATCATTCTTAGCAAGAGTATCTGATACACCTTCTCAACTTCCAAGAAATCCTGCGGAACAATCTTTAGTAAACCAAGTCACACAATTTATGAATCCAGGTCAGCCTTTAAGCAGCACAATTATGAATCTAACTCCTAATAAATAGGACGGTGAAAATATGGCAAAGAAAATTGATGCACCTGTGTTATATGAACAGCTTCGCGTAGGGAAACGTTTTACATCTGATCTATCAAATGATGAGATTGTAGCACTACAAGACTACGTAAGAACTAAAACTGTACCATCGCTTGCATCACAAAAGCCAATAACTTTTGGGAGAACAACACCACCTGCTCAGGCAGGTGGGATGTTTGCACCGCCGAACTTTAAGCAAACTTATGAACCTGAAAAACGGAAACAGCTCACGCAACCTTTAGTTCCTGCGCAAGATATGCAGAAACTTTTCAAAGAAGCTGACCGTGCAATTCCGCAACGAGTTCCTAGTCAAGATGCAACACTTTTTGAAAAACAAAAGTATTATGAGCAAGAAGCAAAGCGAATTGGTAGAACACTTCAAGAAACTCCGATCTATACAGGAACGCCGCCAGAACAAGCGAAAGCAGGAAAGATTGTTCGTGGAACGGTAGATGATGTAAAGAACAGACAGCAAGCACTGAAAATTAAAGAGCAAGCAGAAAGTATTGCAGGTCAATTAAAAGAACAGGTAACAGAGCAAAACAAAGGGATCATCGAAAAAATTGGAGATACGCTACAAAGTGCAAAGTCACTAGCGAAGTCCAATCCAAGTCTTGCTTATGAGCAACTTGCTCGTGGTTTAGTTAATGCAGCGTCATTCGGTTTGATTGATCGTTTAGTAATGGAAGAACGAGCAAAAGAGCTCGATGAACTCACAGGAAAAGAAGGCGCAGCAGTAAAAGGAATTGGCGAGTTATTAGGTATGACTGCACCATATGCAGGTGCTACTGCTTTAACAGGTAAGATTGGAAAAGCAATTGCTCCTTACACGCCTGGACTTGCGCAAACACTTCGCACATCGCCGATTGCTTACGAAGGTTTACGTGAAGCAGCAGCAGGTGCATTAACAAACGTTGCTAAACAAACCGCAGAAGCACCGTTTGTAGACCGTCCGTTTGGTGAGCGTGTAAAAGAATTTGCAACTGAAACCGCTTTAGCTGGAGGACTTGGTGCTGTAGGTGGTGCAATCGGAAAAGGAATTTCAAAAATAACGAATCGATCTAAAAAAGTTTCACAAGATGCAGAAATTTCTGCTAGATCAGAGCAACAACCTCTTGAAGTACAGGCTAGACAAGATGTTATTGGTGAACGTGTAGAGCCACAACAAGCTCAAATTAATCCACGACAAACAGATGCTGTCATAAGACCGCAAGAAGATATTTTTGAAAATATTACTCCTCAAACACCAAGCCGATCTACAAAACCTGTTAAACCGATTTCAAATGAAGAAGTTTTAGCAGCGTTGCGAAATAATTTAAATGTGGTAGTTCGGACTGGTCGAATGAATAGGTCAAAGAACGTTTTAGGATTTTTCAAAATTAAACCAGAAGTATCACGATCACAAAAACACGCTGACATTGATACGATTGCACATGAAGTTGGACATAATTTAGATAAGCGCTATAACTTAGTGAGCAAAGCGGATGCACAAGAATTGATAAACTTTACAAATAAATTTGCTCCAAACCATTTACGTAACTACCCTTCAAATCTTCATGTAATCGAGTCAATTGCAGAATATTTTAGATCGTATATGATTAATCCTACTAAAACAGCACAAGAAGCTCCTAACTTCACAAATTTAGTTATGCAATCTTTATCGAAAGCCGATCGAAAAGGACTAGATAAAGTTGTGAATTTAACACAAAGATGGTTTGCGCAAAGTGATTTACAAATGCTACAGGCACGTATTAAAAAAGGTGAAGATGTTACACCTAAAGAATGGCTATCTACTGTAACAAAAGGACATGAGCAAATCATTGACAAAAATATTCCTCTTGCAATTGCAGAAGCTGAGATGAGACACCCTGAAATGAAGGGAAAGATAAATATACGAAATGTAGAAAATTATCTCCCAGAAGCTAGTGTATCAGCTTACAAAACAGCAAGAGTGTATGAAGCAACACCTGCAAAAATTGATTTATTTATACAACAATATCTTGAACCAGTTAAAAAATCATTAGCCAGTTCTGGAATTAGAGTAGAAAATTTAAGAGATTATGCAGTAGCACGTCACGCGGCCGATCTATATAATCGCAATATTGAAACAGGACTTTCTCGTGATGAAATTCGCGCAGGATTGGCTCTTGGAACTCCTGAAATGATACAAGCTCATAAGTTGCTTATTAGATATAATCGTCAATTATTAAAGTACGCGTATGATGGTGGTTTGATTTCTGCCAAAATGTTTCGTAGTTTGATAAAAAAATATCCTAACTATGTTCCTTTCGAACGTTTCTTTTCAGAATCTGATGAAGGATTAAACTTCACAGCGATACCTTCAGATAAGTCTTACGCAAATGTCGCACTTCCGTTTAAGAAATTAGTAGGAAGTACGCGAACAATTATAGACCCTTTAGAAACGATGATGAAAAATACTTTAGGAATTATTGATTCCGTTGAAAGAAATAAAGTAGGTCAAGCTGTTGCAAATTTATCAAAGCTAGAAGGTTCTGGATTTTATATAGAAAAACTAGAACTGCCAAAAGGAAAAGCAGCAAAACAAGTGTATAAAGAAAATATTCTTACGGTATGGGAAAACGGTAAAAAAACTATGTACCAACTCCAACCAGACTTGTACCGTGTTATGAAGAACCTAAATCCTTCGACAGCAAATTTTGTTGAAAAGTACATTGGATCAGCAGCTCAGTTTATGCGTAATTTAATCGTCACAACTCCAAAATTTATACTAAAACAGTTGTTAGTTGAAGATTTCAGTATGTTCTTAAATAGCAATAAAGTATTATTCATTCCGTATGTTGATACAGTTATCGGAATGCTGTCACGATTCGGTGATCCTGCTTTAGTTCAAAGATGGATTAAAAATGGCGGCGCGCATTCAACACTTACAAGTCAAGATAGCCGATATTTTCAACAGATTTTAGACGAACTACAAGTTAATCAAACAGCAAAAGAAGCTGCTGGAAGGTTTATGCGACTCGCTCCACATAGATTCAAACAATTGCTTCAAGCACCGTTAAAATACCCTGATGAAGCAAGACGACTTCGTATATTTGAAAAACTTGCTAAAAAAGGATACTCTGACAAAGAAGCAGCTTACCTATCTCGCGATATTTTAGATTTTCAACGTAGAGGATCGGCAATGAAATCTATTGCGAATACATCAGCCTTCTTAAATGCAACCTTACAAAGCAAAGAAAAAGTTTTTCGAACAGCGCTTAATAGTAAAGAAGATTTCGGACTTTTTGCATTAAAAGGTATGGGCATTATTACATTACCTACAGTTGGAATGTATTATTGGAATAAGAAATATGGCTCTCCTGAACAACAACAGCAGATTAATTCCGCACCTAGATGGTTACGAGATACTAATTATTTAGTTGCCATTCCAGGTACTGATATTGTCGCTCGTTATCCAAAACCATTCGACGTTTCTTGGGCATTCAGCAATGCTGTAGATGATTATTTACACTATATGAATAATGAGAATCCACGACAGCTTGATAAATTTTTTACAGAAACCATGAGTGGATCATTTCCTCAATTATTTACACCAATTTGGCCAGCAATCAGTTTAGGATCAGAAAGGGATTGGTTTACAGAATCCCCAATTGTTTCAGAAACTCTGCAAGGAAGATTGCCTAAAGACCAATACGATGCTAAGACAAGTCTAGTTGCAAAAGAAGTTGGTCAATTGTTAAACATTTCTCCTAAAAAAATTGACTATGCAATTAGAGGATATCTTGGCGATTACGGTGTTGTTGGAACAGAAATGGTTGATAAGTTGTCAGAAACACTTGGAGGAAAAGAACCGTCTACAGTTCCAAAAGAAAGTTGGACACAGCGATTATTGACGAATGTTGTTGTTTATCCAAAAGGAAAATATCAACCACAAAATTTGTCTGATTTTTATAAGGATTATGAGAAAATTCGTCAAGCATATAACTCAGCAAAATTCACAAAAGAAGTTACAGAGGATGCTAAAAAATATCGCCAACTTTCTTCTGTTTACCAAGTCATTCAAGGACTTCAATCTAAAAGAAATGATATCGAAGAAAATCAAAGTTTAACAAAGGAACAAAAGAAAAAAGAAATTGATATTATTATCAAAGATTTAGATGAAATTGCATCAAAAGCAAATAAATTTATTAAAGGCGGTGATTAATCGTGGGATTAGAAGTACTAGGACAATACGGAATTGGTGCGCTTGCCTTAGGTCTTTTAGCTTACGCGCTTAAAATGTTCCATGACTCCTATCGTGAAAACACAAAAGCAATTCACCGTTTATCAAATGTGATCGATAAACAGACGCAAAAAGAACAAATGTTTATGGACGCGATTTATCCAATTGCGAAAGATACAAACGAACGTATCCGCAGAATGGAGGAAAAACTGTGACCTATGAAATCAGAACCCAGATCATCACAGACCTACCTCAAAAAGCGTATCGAAACGGTGTGGGCGACTACGAAGGCGTAGTTGCTCACGCAACTGCTGTCATGAACGACAGTGATGAAAACCAATTAAAATATTTTATCAAGAACTGGAAAACACGTAAGGCTTTTGCACACTTCTTTAATGACCATGACTCGATCACACAGATGGCAGATATTAAATACATCGCATGGGCGGCAGGAACAACAGCAAACCAACGTTATGTCCATGCGGAGTTATGCCAATCAACAGATAAAGCACGATTCGAAGAAGCGTATAAGCGTTGGACGTGGTTAATGGCTAAACTGCTATTCGATAAGAAACTCGGTGTAAAAGATGGCGTTACGTTAGTTAGTCATAAGTTTTGCTCTGATACTTGGAAAGACACCACGCACCAAGACCCTATCGAGTACTTAAAGTTTCACGGAAAGAAATGGTCTGATGTGGTGTACGATGTTACGTTATGGTATCAGAAGATGGAGGGACTTAAAATGGATAAGAACGATGCGCAGGTGATTATCAAATACCTAAAACGTGCATGGGCAGATGCAATCACGAAACAGGAGAAAGATGAAATTCATCGCGTAGCTGAACAATTACGTAAGGCGGTGGGCATTAATGAGTAAAGTTGTATTCGTACCAATCTTTGCTTTAGTTCTTTTGTTTGTACAAAAGGTCATGGGATTTCAATTCAGTAGCGAAGAACTTCAAATTCTAAACGATGGAATGCTTTCGTTAGCTGTGCTGATTGGTATTCTCATTGATCCGAAAAAGAAAGATAAGTAATAAAAAAGACCCCAGCTCTGAGGGGTCTTTTCAATCGCGAGAATCGCTGAATGAATTGTGTACCTTTAATATATCTTACTTATCTGAATCTTGCAATAGTCTTTGTTTCAAACATTCAAGATAAACTAACGTATCGACCAATTCTTCTTGTGCGTGTTCAAGCCAAGCCATTGTTGTAAGTTTTGCAGGTGTAACGGATTGACCGTATTTCTGCACACCTTTTTCCGTTTGCTTAATAAGTAAAGCACTCACTGCGTTCAGAACAGTATTTGTTTTAATCTCCTGCATTGATTAGTTCCTCCAAACTCACAGGGAAATGTTCTCTTGTTAAGAGATAAACTGCTTTTGCATACTCTTGGAACTCAAACTGCGCATCTGGTTTTAATCGCTGATTGATTAGGTGTGCAACGGATTGAAGCGATCCTGTCCAGTACCAACGAACGTACATTGCGTAAGCTGGTAAGAATAATCGTGCTTGTTCCGCACAGATGCCCTTGTCCATTGCCCACTTATAAAGTGCTTCACCATCTTGAATATGGCGATCAAGCGTTGCCATCATTTCAAATCCAAGTTCATCAGATACAATGCTACCAGAACCTTGCTTTGAGTTTGCAGGAGCAGAACGCCATTCAGTTTGGGTCGGAAGATAAAACTCTGGTTCTTCCGTCACATACCTGCGAGAGCTTTCGTTCCACGCGTCCATAACGTGATCTGATCCAATGCAGTATTTCCACCATTGACGTGCAATCATAAGTGGTGCATAAATCTCAAACTGCAAGGTTGCATGACGGAACGGAGAAGTATGTCCATGCTGTGCAAGGAAACGGATCAATCGATGGTCACGATCATCTAATTCTGTTTTCTTTCTGTTGTAGCTAACACGTGCCGCATTAACAACGGTTAGATCGGAACCCATTACATCATGTAGTTTTACATAACCAGTATCAAATACATGGATCATGTCTTTGCTCATTATCAAGAAACCCCACTTCTGTTAGATAGTCTATTACATGGTAAATTAAAACCTCAACTTCATCACGGTGTGGTACATAACCGTCTTGGACAAGCCCTTCAAATACATAATCTACTGCATCTGCAATGTCTAAGTTGGCAACGAATCGGAGTGGGTTGTTGCAGTTTGGGCAACGCATATGTCGCTCACCTTCCCATACTTTAAGAAATAAATTCCGTGACGAATGGCATCACGCATATGCAAGTTCGTTGAACGACCTAAGCAATAGTGCTTTCTTCCCTTTAGTTCAAACACACCCTGCCTTACAAGGATTGGATCAGTGACACGTGCTTTATCCTTAGGGTCTTGGAATACAATTGGAATGTTCCACTTGTAGCAGTGCATCCGTAGGTATCCAATGAGTTGCGGTGTTTCCATCATGGAGTTAGATTGTGCACTAGCTTTTCCTGCAAATAAACGATAAGACTCACATACGACAATATCAATACTGAGATCAATAAGGTCTGAAATAGCTTGCCAATACATTTCAATACGTGCAAAACTAGACGATTCAATGTCACCAAACTCCTTTAGTTCACCGTCCTCAAAGATCGCCCATCCTGTCGTTCCATCCCCTTCATTTTTCGAGAAGTTTCCAGACGGATCAAGCGTTAGAATTTTCATCATCCACCGCCAATCGCAGTTTAAGCGCAAACCACACGACAGTTGCTCCGATGAATTGAATAACTGACTTTACGAAAATTTGACCTAAAATCGCCATTCCAACAAACTCCCACGGAATAAATCCTGCTCCTAACGGTGATAAACCAATAATAACAAACAGTACACTATCTAAAATTCCTCCGACTAATCCCGAATATAACACGCGAAAACTCTGCGGCATTTTTAATCTGCTATATACTTCTGTATCGGCAGTTTCACTAAAAAGGAATGTGATAGCTGACGCAAAAACAATCCATAGTGTATCGTCTAAAATAGTTGATGTGGCCGCAGATAAAGTCATAGCCAAAAAAATTGTTGCATACGTGTATTTTCTACCGATAATATTCTGAACCGCATCCCTTAAAATAAATGTAATTCCGATTAAAAAAGTTCCTAGCGGAATTAAAAAATCACCAAAGTGTATTGGAGCAAAAGATGCTGTCAATACGTTTGCTAATACAATAACTGATAAGTACGCTAAAATAATTATCCATTTCATTTTGTTTATTCGCTCCCTGTTAGTTTTTCTAAAAATTCTAATGCTTGCGGTATTTTCTTATCTGGAAACATTGAGTACCCACTACCATCAACCGAATCGCACCCAATTTCATACGCGTACAAAAGTCTTTTATTAGAATTTACTCTGCCCATATGGACCCACTTGCCAAATTCTTTAGCTTTTTTAACAATTTGTCTAGCATCTTCACCCAGTTTAAACTCATTACTACCGCCGATAAAAACGGCATCAAGCATACTGTACGGAATTGAATCTACTGTTGCGCCATCTTGCAAAACCAATGCTACAGGCAAATTATATTTTTTTATGATTGGTTGCCAAATGTGAAATAGATTTAATGTAACAGTACTATCTCCAACTTTATCTGGACACGCAACAAATTTACAATCTGAACCCTGTATTTTTTCAAGCATTTTCACGAAACGTTCCTCATTAAAATTACTAAACGCCGCATTGTCAGCCGCCCATATAAAACCATCTAAAGTTTTCTGAGCATTCCCAGTTCTTGGCGTTAAGAATGCGCCTAAATTAGAATGCCCCTTATGTTTTTGCATCGTCTTAGTCGCGCCAGAAACTAATAATAGCACTATTCTTTGATACCTCCTTTCTTGCGATCTTGCCACACGTCGTCGTACTCCAATAGTTCAATAAACTTTTTATCAATTCGGTCTAGGCGTTTTTCACCTAGACCTAAAACGTAACTAACGGCTTTTCGATAGACGTTCAAAGCATATTTTGCACCTTGTATCTGCAACTGTTCTTCATATTTTTTCTGTTTCTTTTTCTGGTGCGCTTTGTTCACTTAATAACACCGCCTTAATTGCCATTGCAATTTCTTTTACTAAGGGTACGGTAACTGAATTACCAAACTGTTTATATGCTTGTGTGTCGCTAATCACAATCTCGTAACTATCTGGGAATCCTTGCAACCTAGCGTATTCTCTAGGTGTAAGTCTGCGAACAGATAGATTATCAATAATCTTTACATGATGATGGCCGCCCTGTACTGCTGTCGCTGTTGGTGAAATTCCTTCTGGGTCATGCACTCTACGAATCTGATCTTTACCCAACATATCAAGCATTCCTGCAACGATAATATCTTTTGACGAAGTAATTGTTTGCGTAATTATCCTATCTATAAAGTATTTTTTAGGCACACCATCTTCTAAAATATCTTTCAACTTAGTTAGTGCAACTTTATTTTCTAAAGGAAGATCAATTTTATTTTTGTATCCAACAATATAGTATCGTTCACGGTTTTGTGGTACACTCCAATATTTTGAGTTATAAAGTTGAATGGACATTTCATAACCCCTAGCATTGAACTCTCTCTCTAGTGTAGGGATATACTTTTTTAATCCTTTTACGTTTTCAGCTAACAATACAGAAGGTTTCTCATCAGTTTCATCTAACAATCGCATCACTTCGTAAAACAATCCAGAGCGTGTACCAACTTCCATTCCTGCTTGCTTACCTGCGACAGACAAGTCTTGGCATGGAAATCCAAACGTCCATACATCTGCTTTAGGTAACTCCGCAGCAGTTAATTTTGTTATATCCGCAACTACACCGTGCTTACCGACATTATGTTGATAGGACTGAACTGCATACTTATCAATGTCACAAGCATAAACGATTTCGAGCCCTGCTTGTTGAAACCCTAAACCCATACCGCCGCAACCACAAAACAGATCAACAACTTTCATTTTACTTCCCCTTATCTGCCCATGTTGTTGTAGTTCTCTCCACTTCTGCAACAATTGGAACGTGAATGTTCGGTGCATCTTCCATCATTTGACGAATGGATATGATGTGTTTTTCTTCACCAATAGGAACGTCGAAGATTAATTCATCGTGAACGCATAAGACCATTCGCATCTTTAGTTTTTTGTCTTTGATATATCGATCAATCAGAATCATTTTTTCTTTCAACATATCTGCGCATGAGCCTTGAATCATATAGTTCGCACACTTATAGAAACGGTTTGGATTGTTGATGTAGTACCTACGTCCATATAAATTCTGAATGTACCCTTGCTTTTCCATTACGGAGTCCACCCATTTCTGATATTGAACAACCATCGGAAAGGCTTCGGTGTAACCACGGTTCATTGCTTTCGCTTGCTCCAGTTCAATCTCCAACACTTGCGCAGCTTTTGTATCGCCGCCGCCGTAGTTGCGCATGAAATTGAATGACTTGCCGATGGAACGCCATTTCTTAAACTGCTTTTCGTCTAACGATTCTGGATCAATGTCCATTGCTTGTAATGCTTTGATTGCTGTCGCACTATGAACGTCTGTCGGTGTCCACGCTTTACCGTTTTCCATGATCCATGCAGACGATCCATCAGCTTGCTTTTCGTTCCAATCATTTATGTCCTTGAACTCAAAACCACCGATGTAATGTTTGCACTTGAACGGCATATACGCACGGCATAGGTTCACATCACCGCCAAATGGTAAAGTGTAATGTGCTTGTGCGCGAAGTTCAATCTGTGAAAAGTCGATGAAGTACATATAATCTTGTGTTGTGGTGAATGCTTTACGAGGATGAAAGATTTCTTCCCCATCTTCATTTACAATACGGTCTTTAGGAGACTGTTGCATATCACCGCTAAAGCGTCCTGAGATCGGATTGAATTGATTCATACTTGTGTAAATGCGTCCATCGTATTCTGAAGCATCTAAGATACGTTCAATGTAGGTTTCTTTCCACTTTTCAAGTCGGCGTAGCTTAGAGATAACCTGCGCTAGTTCATCACCTTCTCGACCTTGTTTCGTAAGAAACTGTTTATCCGTCGATTTCGGTTCGATCCCTAAACGTTCGGTGTAAATCTGCTTAATTAGTTTGTGCTGTCCGACATTAAACTCAACACCTGCAAGCTGATGTGATAGGACTTTCAAATCTTGTATGTATTGCTCCAGTTTGTAGTTGGCTTGCTTTAGATATTCACGGTCTACTTTAATTCCTTGTCGTTCCATCTTAAATACGACAGGTAATAGATCAAATTCGCGGGTCATGGTCGTCTGTTGCTGACGCTCCGCAACGACAGGAAGTGCTTTCTTTACAAGGATGTTTGTTAGGATTACGTCTACAGCTAGATACGGAATCATTATCTCCTGCGGTACGTCTTTGTAAGTTGGCTTCGGATAGTTCTTGTTCCAGTTGTTTAGAATTTCCACAACCTCCGCAGGTAAATCCTCCGCACCGTCTAGCGCATTTTGCATTCGTTTCAGTGACCAACCGACGCTTTTCAACATCGCTATGAGAATCTTCTTGTCTGATGCTTCTTTCGCTTTGAGCCATGACTTAACCCCTTTCTCATATTTATCTGCTTGTGGGTCAATGTATTTCTTTGCAATGTGTTTCAAAGCTAATGAATCACCACCATCGCGAATGGACACTGCTTCAAAAGATAGACGAGCAAGGCACATACTGTCGCCCCATTTGATATAACTAACAAAATCGTCATTGATTATGTTAGCTACCATGTGGGCATCATACACGGCATTATGTGCGAACACACGTCGAACCAACTTAGACCAATTCGACAATTGATACAGGTTATCCTTCGTTGCGTTGAATACAAACACTTTTGTTCCCCACGCAACCGCAGCTAGAAACGGACGAGATTTCTTAATGTGAAGCCCATCCGTTTCTGTATCGAAAGTAATGTACGCAGGGTTATCTTTCTTTAGTAAATCGGTAATGATTTTTGTATCGTCTAAAAACTCAACCGTGTATTTCTCGCTTGCCATTTCAATAATCATTTTCCACCATCCTGCGTTAGCGGTGTCATATACAACCGTTGTTCGTTTTTCTTAATTGCATCAATCGCTTGTCTGAATCGGCGTGTTGCTTCAACGCCATCTTTCGTTACTCGGACAAGCCCATTCGTACATAGGTTATTAATCACTTCACTAAACTTGTCACGATCTAAACCTGACATGGTTTGTAGATTGTAAACAGGGATTGGCATAATACTCTGCTGTACAGACGAAATCAGAATCTTATAGTTACGAAGCAGACCTGCCATCAATTGATTCACTGCTTCATTTGTTTCGTCAAGCATCCGTCGCTCACGGACATATTCACGAAGTCGGAACAGGTCGTTGTCATAGCATCTACGTAAGAACTCAGCAGACCAATCGATGTGTTCACGCCTAACAATTAAATGCTCACCGTCATCCGTTGAGAACGTAGCACCTGCACAAGCTACTGCAACACGAGCGAGTTTCTTCCACGCTTCTGCACCAAAAAATTTAATTCGAGAATCGAACATTTGGTTTAGTTGATTCGCAATCTGGATACAATAATCTGCAACGGACTCTGCAAAGATAATTTGATCTTCTGTCCGTGACCATGACCAGTAAATGAGATTGCGATACACCTCGCTAGGTAACGCAGAATGTTTTGGCTGTAGTAGCGGTGACGATCCTGAACCTTCTTCACGGACAACTAACATACAGAAATCAAACCGTGCAATATCTTCATCCGATCCAACTAAATCAAGAACAACGTCCACCCCAGACGGATACTCACGAATGTCTTTCGATGTTCCGTTAGATAATACGCGAGGATTCGACAGCCATAACATCCGTGTATGCGCAGGAGCTTTACCATGTGAAATCTTTTGAACCGTTGCATAACCTGATGAACGCATATCCGTAAGCATTGCCATCACATCACGGTTCATCCCAGACATTTCATCAAGAATGAGAATCCCTTTGTTATTACGTGGGATTGTTCCCCATGCAATACGGAAACCGCCGTTAGACATTTTCTCTGCACCGCCTAAAAGACCAGCAGTTGTTGCACCTTTGACAGCTAACATATTCCCAACTTTGTAATGATCCTGCATTCGTTTTGCAGTTTCGGATTTCCCTGTACGAGATTCACCAACAATCAATCCCTCAGGATATCCTTTTAGATCAACGTGATTCATTTTAAAGCGTAATGGTGAATGATACATGATATTTACCGCATGAACAATCATTTCTGGTGGTTGGAACGTTCGTGTAAGTGCATGAGCTTGATTCACTCGTTCACGCATCTTCTCAAATGGATCACCTTGAAACACCTTTAGTTCTTCGTAAATCACGCTAAGTAAGTTTTCTTCATCAAGTGCCCAATGCCCTGAACGGTTTGCAAGTGGACAAGTTTCACAGACCTTGTTACCTTGCACCGCACCGCGACAATTCCATTCAATTGCTGATGGTGTTCTCATCGATGCGTCATAATCACCTGCCATCACCACACGGCATGATAGATCGCGCCCATGATAACGTCCTTGCGGTATGTTCCATAAGTGGACAAGCGGATAGGCTTTATTCTTTTCTTCCTTCATCATTTCTTCATTGAACAAAACCGCATCATCAATACATTTCTGTAGATAATCTGAACCATGTCCAAGTTTAACTAGTGCATCCGTAATATCTTTCTCTGACTTTTCACCACTTAACCCTGAAAGAAGAACGATACGAACCGTTGCACCAATTTGCTGTAGCTTGTAAGCAACCAGTTTACTTGCCGAAATCCCAGCTGCATCCATGTCGTAGCAGATGTTGACGGTACGTCCTTTGAATAAGTGAAGGAATACGTCTGGGAACGTTCCTTCTCCTCCTGTAACGCAGAGTGCATTGAATCCAAACTGTCTAGCGAGAAGGGTATCATTTTCTCCTGCGCATAAAAGAGTATCAATTCTATCATCTGCAATCCAATGGTCGAACGGAAAGAGTAATGGGCTAGAACCTTTTCGAGAGCGCATCTTTGGCTGTCCGTTAGGTTCGTAGGTTCGTACATCACAAAGCTGTCCGTATACCAGAATGGGGTATCGGATACCGTCACCTGTGTAACCGAGTTGGTATTTTCGGATTGTGTCATCATTCAGTCCACGCTCATTCCTTAGATAATCTGCGTATTCCGTAACCATCAACGCATCAGTAGTTGTTTCCCAAACGTCAGGTAATTCTTCAAAATCAGAAAATTTACCAAGAAATGCAATGGCTTTCTCATAACTGATCTGATAGACCGATGAGATAAAGCCAATTTCAGATAGTCCACTTTCTCTACCTTCTGCAAAGCAGGTTTTACAATGGAACAATCCCTTATTCAAATTGATGTGTGCTGATGGTCTAGTGTCGTAGCCTTTGTCATGCTCAAATGGACAGCAGACGTTGGCTTCACCATTTGTTTTTAAGGTCGGATTGTTAAAGTACCAACTAAAAAATTCTCCTGCCATAAATTCCTCCATATGAAAAGCCGATCAACGCTATGTCAATCGGCTCTCGGTGTTCTTACAGGAAGTCTACTTCATCTGCACCACTGTTTGTTGCAAATGGGTCTGCGCTTGCTGGCGTTGCATACTCAACAGTTGCTAGGCTGTACGATTTAATACGCGCTTGTTTCTTTGTTTCACCGTTGTAGGTGTTATCTTCTTGAATCACATTGATACGAACTGGCTTATATAAAATCGCATTGCGGAAATCTTCAAGCGTTGCGAAGTCTTTACCGTTTGGAAGTCCAACTGCTTTTGCTACTTGTTGAAACTTGAACATCGCTTTCTCAGATACTACGTAGTAGTCCCACAACTTCTGTTTGCCGTGCGGTTGTTTCACATCTTTACGAATGGTGATTGTCGCTTTAATCATCGGCGATCCTTTAGATGATTCTTTGATTTCACAATCCGAAATAATGCACTCGTACTCACCTTCAGCAACTAACTCATAGTCACCTGATCCTGCTTGGTTGTAATCGATTTTTAAGAAACTCATTGTAATTCCACCTTTGTTTTAGTTTGTTTTTGTTCTTCTATTGGATTCATTAATATTTTAATGAACTTCAATATTTCATTTGGTAGTTCAAACTCATCTTCATCTAACTCATATTCTTTGAGCATACTGTAAAAAGACATTGCCACTACTAACAATTGTTTGTCCGGCAAAATGTTCATCGCTTCATAACTCATACCGTCTTTCTCCGATACAATTATGATTGCACTTTTTACATCCTCAATTAATCCATCACTATACACAATCTTTACCGCATGAGCTTGACGCATAATCTAACCTCGTTCATTCAGATGTTTTTGATTCTAACCTTGAAAACGATTTTCAGCAATAACTATTTTCGAACATAACCTAATTTCTCAAAAATCTCTGACCAGACAGGGTTCAATATTTGTGACTCTAAAGGCTTTGCGTGTTTGGACTGACGAATCCATAAGCAGTGAATCGAATCATCATTGCGTTTCGTTAGTTGATGCCAGGCTTTTGTTGTCCGTGTGATTAGATCACGCAGATCGCCCCAATCAGCCATTGCACCAAACTTCGAAGAAATTTCTCTACGACGCGACGGAGCATAGACCGTTGCAACATATTCTTTAATCAGTTCTTGCAATGCTGAAATAGAGTCGATCACGTATAAATCGTAGTCACACTTTACTTTCTCATTTCCAATTTGGAAATAACCACGTTTCACGGAGTCCGTGATCTCAATAAAATCTTTGAAGTTATCTACAGCAATGCGGTCAACGTTTTTCGCTTGTGACAACACCGCAGACCCACCTTCCATGTCGATCAAAAGCGTTTTAAACTTCGGATCATCTGCTGTAGAAGTCTTTCCGACTTTTGGTTTACCGTATAGTATACCGTGAAACCCTTCCTTAACTTCTGCTGGCTTCGTTATTTTGAGCATCGTTAGCTCCTCCATCCCAGTTGATTCCGTCAATGTAAATACCTAACGTATTTAAAACAAATACAATGCCACCTGTTTTTCCAACTAAAAAATTAAATTCGTCGCGATCAACTTCTGCTTTCAATTCTTTTGCACAATCATCGTAAACCTTCATAATCTTTACCACATGATCTTGCGTAATCTCGATTTGTTGCATTACATCACCTTCTCTATAAATTTTCTCTTACAATGAAAGCTACAAAAGTATTTGAGCGATCCATCCACAATCTGATAAATCGCAACACGCGGTGATACCCCTCGATTACACTCTGCGCAGTTCACTTTTCATCCTCCTATTGTTGTCTTTTTTCTTGTGAAGTCCATACCGTAAACGTTCCTGTATCAAAAACAATTTCAGCACGTAGACTTAAATTTGGACTTAGAATAATTCCTTTTAGTTCTTGTTGGTTTTGTAGGTAGCAACTGCTTAAAGCACACGTTGCCGCCATATCGCTATTTAGATTCTTAAATGGTTGTGTAATGTCAATTTTGTTTATACCGTATCCGCTTGTACTATGAATTAATCGCACACTTTTTAGTTTTGATTTTGACTTTTTGGCATTTACTACTTTTACTTCCGCATTAATTGAACTAAATACAGACAGCCCACTGTGCTTCATGATACCTACTCCTAAAATCTGTACACGATAACCGTTTGTAAGTTCTGATTGTGCCTTGTACCTAAAGTTATATTCGTTTGAATAATACGCGTCTGCTGATGGTGTAGCGATGTTCATTAATCCAATCATTAATACAACTAATGCAAAAATTACAGCGAACTGTTTTAGATACGCATCTATAATTCCACCACGATATGTTCCATTATGAACTAATATAGGGTTTTGAAAGTATTCTTTAATCTGCTCCTCTGCTGACAATTCGGGTTCATATCCCAGTACCAATGCTCGCATGATTACATCAACATTTTGGCTATTTAGTATTTGTAATTCTTTATTTTCCCATTTACCATGTCGCGTCATTTCTGCGATTGTGTAATCAAAATTTCGAGACAGAGTCATTGCATTATCCAACGCATCGCACACTTCTTTAGGTAGTTTCACTTTTTCTGTCATTCTGCATCATCCTCCAACCAGTCGTAATGGATTCCCTGTATCTCAAATACATCTCGAATTGCTTTTCTGTGGGCTTCTATTTCAAATTCTTCAACATCAACTGGATTCCAATACAATTCTTCCAATTTCTGCTCCGCTGTCAGCTCGGGTTCATAGCCAAGTACCAATGCTCGCATGATTTTGTTTGCATCTTGTCTAACCAAAACTTTTTCTAATCGAGTAATGTTATTTGTTGCTACATCATGAATAATGTCTGTATCAAAAAAATCTTTTTTAGCCCTATCCAACGCTTCGCAAACGTCTTTAGGGAGTTTCACTTTTTCTGTCATTCTGCATCACCATCTTGTTCATCTTTAACTTTAATTACTTCGTAGCGTGCGTAAGACATAAAAAAGTCTTTCAAACAACTGCAATCACAAAAATAACAACTTAAATCATCGTCATCATAGCTCAAAACTTCTTCTTCATTTTCAAAAATATGATTGCATTCCATACAAACTAATCTCATTCCGCATCACCTTCCTTTAATAAATCAAAAAATTTTATAAAATACGTTCCGTTAGCGTATAATTCTTTATGCTCTACACCAATTATTTTTAACACTTGGCATATTGCATCTGTCGCAATATCATCATCCAATACATAACCGTATAGATAATTGATTTCATTCTTTTGCTCTTGCGTTAGCTTCATTCCGCATCATCCTCCACCCAGATGCTTTTGACAAAGAATATATTTCGCGCTTCCAAACTGCTTTCTTTGCAAATTTCTTCGCGGATAAAGTTCACGAAGCTTAAAGCCACATCACCAAACTCTTTGATCTCCACATATACTGGATCGCCATCGTCGTCCTGCAATACTGTACGATGCTGGTTCCTGGCTTCCATGTCATGATATAAGTCCAACACGGTGACATGATCCTGAAACCAATCCGCAGAAAAGTCGTTTTCACCGTAGACATACAGCCAGATCGTTCGTTTCATTCCGCATCCTCCGTCGTTTCTTCGATCATATTTTCCAGTTCATCGATTGCATATTGCATTCCAATTCGCCAATCAATATTCTGAACCTCCGACATCTGTATTCGTTCTATATTTTGAATCGCTTCCTGCAAAACTGCGATTTCTATTTCTGCTCTATTCATTCCGCATCATCCTTTTTGCAAAAAGAATTGAAAAATTAATACCATTAAATTTACAAGTAATAGTGTTAATGCTACACCTTGCCAATATGGACTCATTCCGCATCATCCTCCTTGAAGTATCTGCGTTTTATTTCTGCTTCGCTTAGTTCGTAACGGCTGAGTTGTGACTCAACCGCGTCCAGAACTAAAAACTCCACGTTATCGAAATGCTTAAAGAAATCGTGGTCATCGTTCATTCGGCATCATCCTTATCTAAACTGTAGTCATAATCTAAAAACGCATCATCTTTGATATTTTCAACATCTATCCCAAGAATATCAAAAATTTGACGCATACTTGCAACGCAACAGTTTCCATTGTAGGAGCTATTATAAGCTTTCATCAATCGAAGCAAGAACCTCAGCAGGTGTACGCTCGACTTTTAGTCTGCGGAAAAACTCTTTCGGTTGTTCTTCTAGCAACTGAAGGAAGTCTGCATAGTCTGCTTTATTCAATCCGCGAAACTCAATCGCGTCACGATACATCTTTGCAGTTGTTTTCTGTGCTTTGTCTTTAGATAATGCACCGCTTTTAAGTACCTTAGGCTCTTGTGGTACATCTTTTAGAATGATGTTATAGATAAAGCCGTGAACGTTATAGCCAAGTTGCTGTAGTGCCCACCAATAGCGTGAAATCTGACGATCCATGTCTGAATTTTTATCAAATATATCAATACTAGCTGTTGTTTTATGATCCACGAACCAGATATGACCGTCCTCATCTTCAACAATTAGATCAATCGTACCTGTATAGTTTGTGTTATCGTCTAGTTGTACCGAAAATGGAACTTCTACACCGCGAACTGTCCATGTATCATCAAATCCATATGTTGCGATGTAGTTTGTACATACACCTGTCGCAAGTTCAATCATATCTTGCAGTTGCATCTCGTCTAAACCTTCGGAATTGTCCATGATGTAAACGCGCATGGCTTCGATAGCATCTAATGCTCTGCGGTCACTGTACCAAAGCTCTAAAAACTTATGGATCGCTGAACCAATCGTTAGTTTTTCATTACGTTGTTTTGGTTCTAAGTTTTGATTCCAAGCGTAGTCATAACGCTTGCGGCATCTAAGGAAATCCGTAATTTCTGTACCGCGAAAGTCTGTTTTCATATTATCGCCCCTTTGTTTTTCCTGCTCGTTTAACGTAACACGTAACACGGTTTAAATCAAGCATTTTTTAGACCGCCGAAGCGGTCTTATTCCGTAAATTCTTTAGGTATTTTGTTCATTAATTCCTTAATACCTTCATACAGCTCTAAATAAATTTCTGCATTGTCTGCATCTTCTTCATCAATGTGTGCAATGAACTCATCTAATCGTACTTTCGATCTGCGCAGGTCGACGTATGTTTTTCTAAGTGGATGTATTCTAGGTAGTGCCATGACTGATCCCTCCTGTCGATCCGAAACCATTTGCTCCGCGTGATGTGTCGTCCAAGTTATCCACAATTTCCCCATCGATCTGTGCATAAGGTAGAACAACTAACTGTGCAATGCGATCACCTACAGCAACATGAAACGGTTCATCGCCGTAATTAAACAAGCGAACAACCATCTGACCTCTGTATCCATTATCAATCGTGCCATGAAAGGCGTGAATGTCATGCTTAAACATCAA